TGGGCGCACTCACAGGTTGTTTTGCGGTATGGCTAGGAAACGAGAAGCATAAATGATAGGTAAACTTATAGGTAGCCTCACAGGACTAGCTACCAGTATCATAGATGGTAAGACACAGATCAAATTAACTGAGGCTGAGATAAAAAAGAAACAGCTTACAGGTGAAATTGATTGGGACTTAGAAGCAATGAGAGCTACCGAGAACTCATGGAAGGACGAATGGATTACTTTACTATTTAGTATTCCTCTTATACTTGCATTCTGTGGTGAGTGGGGTAATGCTATAGTTGCACAGGGTTTTGCGTCACTAGAAATAATGCCTCAGTGGTATCAGATTGCATTAGGTGGTATTGTAAGTGCCAGCATAGGAATGCGTTCAGTGAGTAAGTTCTTTGGCAAAAAATAATATAATAAAAATGCCACAGTTAAGTGAGGCTGACAGGCAGTTTATTGTACTAGAGAAACAACAAGAGTTAATACGAGAGCAAGCAAAGCTCATAGCGGAGAAACAAAATGGGATTTAAACTATCATCACGTAGCATTGGTCGGCTTGAAGGTGTCAATCCAGATTTAATAACTGTAGTTAATGCAGCTATTGACATGACTAAAGTTGACTTTGGTGTAACATGCGGTATGCGTACAGTAGCCGAGCAGGAAGCCTTGGTAGCTAAGGGCGCATCACAAACTATGAAAAGTAAACACTTAGAAGGCCGTGCAGTTGATCTGGTAGCCTACGTTGGCCCAAACATTACATGGGCTTTAAATATGTATGATGACTTAGCTGATGCTATGGCTGACGCTGCACGTATTCATGGTGTACCTATTAAGTGGGGTGCAGCTTGGAGTGTAGGTAATATTGCTGAGTGGGACGGTTCTATGGAAGACGCTATGAATAGCTATGTAGACCTGCGTAGATCACAAGGCCGTAGACCATTTATTGATGCACCACATTTTGAAATGATGTAAAGGTGTATACCTTTGTACTAATAGTTTATCTTGGCATAGACAGAGAACGTATAGAGGACACAATGGTATTCAACAACATAGAACATTGCAACTATTATGCAAATCAAATAACTAAACGATATAGTACACACGGCATAGCACCAGAAGACAGAGCTATAGCTTATTGCTTACCTAAATATAAGGAACTAAAATAATGGCACGTACACTTACAGAAAAACAACAAGCATTTCTTAATGTACTGTTTGACGGTGCAGGTGGTGATGTAGTACTTGCTAAGAAACTAGCGGGGTATTCAGATACCTATAGTACTAGTGATTTAATCAGAGGCATAAAGGAAGAAGTACTTGAAGCAACTCAAATGTATATGGCAAGGAATGCACCAAAGGCTGCAATGGCTATTGTTGGTGGTCTGTATGACCCCACGGAATTGGGCATTAAAGATAAAGTTGCATCTGCAAAGGAACTACTGGATCGCACTGGATTGGTTAAAACAGAAAAGATGCAAGTAGAGGCAAAGGGTGGCGTTATGTTAATGCCAGCTAAGAATAAAGAACTGTGTGACTGTGGTGAAGACACAGATAATTGTTTGTGCAATGACTAGGCCATTAGGCAAATGGAAATTACCACAACCCACTGATGTAAAAGTTGATAATAAATGGGTTGACATTCCTAGAATATCACGTACAATACCTTTTGGGTATGTAGTTGATCCTGAAGACACAGGCATTCTTAAACCTGTACCAGATGAGTTAAATAAATTACTGCAAGCTAGAAAATATTTAAAACAATATTCGTATAGAGAAGTCGCTAATTGGTTAAGCGCACATACAGGCAGAAGTATTTCTCATGTAGGGTTAATGAAACGGGTAAAGAATGAAAGAAGCAGAAAACAACAAGCTACAAGCCTACGCAGATGGGCTGAATATGCGAAAGCGGCAATCGCCAAAGCGGAAGCCATTGAAGAAAAAAGGCTTGACAGCAAAAAAGACAACGAAGAAAGAGCTACCCCAGCCTAACATAATTGAGCATGACTATATTAAAGAAGTTGAGGAAACCCACAATGTTATCTTTAAGCCCAATGAGGGACCGCAGACTAACTTTCTTGCCGCAGGTGAAAGAGAAGTCCTGTACGGAGGCAGTGCTGGTGGGGGTAAGTCTTACGCTATGCTTGCTGATCCTCTTAGGTACATGGGTAATTCCAGCTTTAGCGGCCTACTACTACGCCACACAACAGAAGAACTAAGAGAACTTATTAGTAAATCGCAGGAAATGTATCCTAAGATTTGGCCCGGTATTAAATGGTCAGAACGTAAGATGCAATGGACTGCACCATCAGGGGCTACTCTGTGGATGAGTTATTTAGATAAGGATCAGGATGTTACTAAGTATCAAGGATTGGCCTTTAGCTGGATCGGTTTTGATGAACTTACCCAATGGGCTACACCTTTTGCTTGGAATTATATGAGATCACGTTTAAGATCGGCAGACCCTGAGTTACCTCTTTGTATGAGGGCAACTACAAACCCCGGTGGCAGAGGCCATCATTGGGTTAAGAAAATGTTTATAGACCCCTCACCTGCAGGTAAGTCATTTATAGCTACAGACATTGAAACAGGTGAGCCATTAAAGTATCCATCTGGTCATGTCAAAGCAGGTAAGCCATTATTTAAACGCAGGTTTATTCCTGCAAGACTAAAAGACAATCCGTACCTGTCGCAACAGGGTGACTATGAAGCAATGCTTTTGTCACTACCAGAGCAACAACGTAGGCAATTACTAGACGGTGATTGGGACATTAAAGAAGGTGCAGCCTTCACTGAGTTTAATAGACACGATCATGTCATTGAGCCTTTTGAAATTCCTAATAATTGGGTTAAATTTAGAGCTTGCGATTACGGTTACGGAAGTTACACAGGAGTCTTATGGTTTGCGGTTAGTCCTGATGAGCAGTTGGTAGTGTACAGAGAGTTGTATGTATCTAAAGTTCTTGCGGTAGACTTAGCAGACATGGTACTTGAGGCAGAGGCTGGTGATGGTAATATGCGGTATGGCGTACTTGACTCGTCACTGTGGCACAAACGTGGTGACACTGGTCCTAGCCTAGCAGAGCAAATGATTATGAGGGGCTGTCGTTGGCGTCCTTCAGATAGAAGTAAAGGCTCACGTGTAGCTGGTAAGAACGAAATACACAGGCGTTTACAGGTAGATGAGTTTACAGAGGAAGCACGTATGGTATTCTTTAATACCTGTACTGAAACTATCTCACAACTACCTGCTATACCACTGGATAAAAAGAATCCAGAAGATGTAGATACCCACTCGGAAGATCACTTGTATGACGCATTACGTTATGGTATAATGTCTAGGCCACGCTTTAGTATATTTGATTATGACAGTAGAGGTACACCTCAGAATAGTATGCCAATGGCAGACTCAACTTTTGGATATTAAGGAAATATAAATGGAAGAAGATAATACATTCATTGAAGACGAATCAATAGTACTAGAAGATAGTGAACAGTCTTCTATAGACGATTATCAAACCAATAACATTATTCCTTACATTGAAGGACGCTTTAAACGTGCAGAAGATTATCGCAATCAAGATGAACAACGCTGGTTAGCTGCATACAGAAACTACCGTGGTATATACGGTCCTGATGTACAATTTACTGAAGCTGAAAAGTCAAGAGTTTTTATTAAAGTTACTAAAACTAAAACATTAGCTGCATATCAACAGCTTGAATCTATTATGTTTGCTAACAATAAGTTTCCTTTAACAGTAGACCCTACAGAATTACCAGAGGGTGTAGTAGCAGATGTACACTTTGATCCTAAAGAACCAGAGCAAATTAAAGAGTCAGAAGAAAATGATCCTATAACTCCATATGGATTTAAAGGTGACGGTAAAGAACTGGCTAAAGGTGCTACAAGTAAAACACTAGGCGAAATGCTAGGCTCCTTTACAGATAAATTACGTGGTATAGATGGTTTAAAGAATGGCACAGGCATGACACCTACCGCTATTACATTTAGTCCAGCTATGGTAGCTGCAAAGAAAATGCAAAAGAAAATACAGGATCAGCTAGAAGAATCTAATGCAAGTAAACATCTGCGTAATACTGCATTTGAGATGGCATTGTTTGGCACTGGTGTTATGAAGGGTCCATTTGCTGTTGACAAAGAGTATCCTCATTGGAATGAAGAGGGTGAGTATAGCCCCACTATTAAAACAGTACCACAGGTATCCCATGTATCTGTGTGGAACTTTTATCCTGATCCAGATGCAAACAATATGGATGAAGCACAGTATGTAATTGAACGTCATAAAATGTCACGTACACAGTTACGTCAACTTAAAAAACGTCCTTTCTTTAGAGACAATGTAATTGATGATGCAATACAACTTGGTGAAAATTACAATAAAGAGTTTTGGGAAGATGATCTATCAGACTATGCACCTGAACATGGCGTAGAACGCTATGAGGTACTAGAGTACTGGGGCATGGTTGATGTAGATTTCTTAGAAGAACAGGGCGTAGACATTCCTTCTGAGCTTAGTGATGTAGATGAACTACAGGCTAATGTTTGGGTTTGTAATGGTAAACTACTACGTATGGTAATTAATCCATTTAAACCTGCCCGTATACCGTATCATGCTGCCCCGTATGAACTCAATCCCTATAGCTTCTTTGGTGTAGGTATCGCTGAAAACATGGACGATACTCAAACACTAATGAA